TGACACATTATGATGTTCCTCCCATGCTGTTGCAAAAGTGCTTCGTGTGCGAGCACTTGCTTCGATGACAGGAACACCAGGATGTAAGTTGTTCAACCCTTGGATCACCTCCTCTATCTCGCGATAAGAAGGGACAACAACTAGAGCGTTTTTGGCTTTATTCGCGTCAAGTTGCTGACCATAACTCCAGAGTTGAGCAACCGATCCGGTGCTCGTGTAGGCGGTTGTTTGGTTAAAACGTTCATGTCTTGCGATATGAACATAGCCATTTTCCAAACCTTGTACAGGCCTGGGTGTAGCGCTAAGAAACACTATTGGTGCTCCTTTTGCTCTTACATGACATTGAGCTAGAATCATCTCTCCAGATAATTCATGGAATTCGTCAAAGCAATAAAGATCATGTTTCTTTGCGTCCCCTGTTTTCAGCCTTTGAAGTAAATGTCCATACGTACATATGAACATTTGGTTATTGCGACGGTCAGGCGATTCGCCGCGTTTTATGACTTGGACTTTGCCCTCCATGCGAGGGTCACCCGGGTAATAATCGTCTCTCAACACTCGTCGAGGGACAACCAACCAAGTCACCGGTGCTTTTGATCTGGTCATCTCAGGAATAGATGACCTGTGGATTGCAGCGAGAGCAGGAACCATCATGGCGGTTTTTCCTGTTCCTGTCGCAGCCGAAACGAAAGCATATTTTTGGTGAGGATTTATTGTCTTGTTCAATTCATCCGTCACCATAGTAGCGTCCATCACCCACGGGTTGATGCGGTCTCCGTGTGGTATGGCTTTGATTCCTTGTCCCCAATTGAAGATATGCGCTATTAATTCTGGGATCCGAGCGATCTCAGAAAGAAAGAGGTCCACCCTAACTGTGTCAGCGATCCAGTCAGGAATGAACTCTTCCGTCCAAATGCAAAATCTTTTTATGTGAACATATGGATCCCTAGGAACCATGCTACTAATGATTTCACTGCTACGACCAGTTGCATGGAAATAGATATTATTTGCTAACCCATAAAGTTTGCTCATGTCGACCAACATGAACATTATGAACCAGTAAACAGCACCAATTACCATGATGTCAAGCATTTTGTATTCCAGATACCAGCTGAAATAATACAGGATTGTTTGAAAAAAGACGTGGTTTTGAAGAATGTGAGGTTTCTCTTCATAAGCGTCTATTTCCCTTCGGAACTCTGCATTATTATGGTACTTGGCATAGAAAGCTTGAGGGTCGCTGCAACTTCCATAAGGCCCTTTGGCGAGGGCGGCCTCCAACTCGGAAATCTGGGTTGCGCCCAGTTGCCACATCCAAGCTTCGTTTCTCATTTTGCGAGTCACGAAGAGCTCATCAGGCATGATGGCAGCAGGGGCTGGTTGCATTTTCCAAAGTTTTCGTGGTAAACTTTGGCAAAAGCTCCTCAGCCCGCCTATTGCCATCCGCAATCCCTCATCAGGGCGTCTTGCGGCTTTGGCCAATCTTATCTTTAACTTATCATAGTAGTCTAAAGGTTTGCGAGGCTCGTTGCAATGTATTTCCAGTACTCTGGCATAAGATGGGAAATTCATCCTTTTTAATTCTAACAACCTTTCTTGTTGGGTGGCTGTTAAGGCGCGCCATTGGCCTCTTGTGAACAATCGGCCGAAATCAGCTCGTGGGATATGTATCACCTTGACCTCCTCTTCAAAAAGCGTTTGTCCTTTTGAAATGGACACAAGGTAATCCAATTTTTCCTGAGTTCGGCCTTCTCCTGCGGTTCGGTAATAACCGCCATTTGTATCCTCCAAAATGTATCTTTGAGCGTCGATTATGAAATTGTCTCTTAATCGTCTGTACATTTGGGGAACAAATGCAGTGATGTATACCTGTCCGCAGGTTTGTTGCAGCCTACACTTGAGGTAGTCGCTGCCTCTTGTTCCTTGTGAAGCTGGACCAGGGGATCTAGTTTGGTAGTATCGGTTACCTGAGCGTCTCAGGAGTAATCCGTCTACTCGTTGTTTCACAAGGAGTTTTGGTTTTGGATGAGACCAGCCTTTCTTGTCCCAAAGCTTGTCCACATCCAATTGTTCGTCTGGTGTTGGTTGGGTCACATGTTTGCCAAGGTAAGAGATGTCTTCTATTCTCTGTGACATGGCAGAAGTGAGGTATAACCCAACAGATTCAGCACACCGTTCAAAAATTTGCCAATCCATTGGCACGTTGATTCCCCATATATTATCATCACTTGTATTGGCGAAGAATGAGTATTTGGGGTTAAAGAAGGTAGTTGGATTGGCTAAGTAACTATCTCCTTTTAATGTCCAATATCTGGACCAGGCTGAGGCCATTAAGCCTTTCATGAGCCATGTATTGTCACCGGATGTGTTGTTTTGTCCGGTTGCACCGCCGCGAATCTTACGGGTTACATTCGCGTAAGGCTTACTTGGATCAGGATTTTCCGTGATCGCAAAGACATAAGCATTCTGGATAGCGTCGCCTTTGGCCGCCGCTATCGAGGTGAGTTTGTCTCCGATTGGATGATCCTTGAATCCATAATAAGCCATTCTTCGGTGAATTTGCCAAGCGTAATTTGACAGATGGGCGTCAAGTTTGGTAGCATCTGCTTCAACCTTGTAGGTGTAATCTCCAACTTGTTTGAAGATCGATTCCATGGTTTGATTGAGCGGCATACCACTGCCTATGCCCGTCTCCCGCCAAATGTCGCGTTTCATCATGTCAAAATCAATCAGGTTACTATGATGTTTTGACAAAATGAATTCAGCAATGACAGTACGTGGGTCTTTCCCTTGTTTTAATGCATCCGCGGAAATCACTTGAGATTTCCCGAATGCATGATAAAACTGGTCTAGATATCGTCCGGAGGCAATTCGGTCCTTGATGGTCCGGATGGCTGCCTTTGTCCATCCAGCCATTGCCATTTCTTCGCGGTTTTTGTATGATCCGATGAAAGGTATCCCGGGGGAATACTTTTTAACTTCATAAGCCAAGCATGCTTCTAGTGACGTCCAGTCACGATTTAAGCAAGCACTTGGCGCGGATTGACATACAGCATATGCCGCGGCATCAGCTTCGGCCATTTCCCTACTTGTGAGAGCACGCTTATCACCTGAGGGTAGTGCTTCACTAGGGTCAAGTTCCTTGTACCGGTTTAACGATTGGATTATCATGTCTTCCTTCATTTGCGTTAGGTAGACCTGATCAAATCCAAGGTCGCCTCCAGCCTCCAGGTCGTCTTCGATTCGCGCTGTGAGCACTGGATCGACGATGAGACGACGCCAAGGGGGTTTTGAAACTTGATCTAAAATGGCTTCGGCAACTTGTTTTGGGTGCACTTGAGTTGCCGGGAAGGTCACTGGTCGATATTGAGGCCCTCCTATTTTTGTTAGGTCGGCTGGCTTGACATAGCCGTTGGCACCGTTTTTGAAATCCAGGATCATCCTCTCATAATCCTCACCGAAATTGTTATTCGTCACATATTGTGCGTAAGCAATTTGGGCTTGGAACCTTGCCCTTGAGGTGATCTCTGGATTTTTGAAGATTCCGCCTATGGCCCAGACCGATTTCACTCTCTTGTTAACCGCCCCAGGGCGGATGAGATAATCGATCAACCATTCAGCCAAATCTATAAAGGCTTTCAACGCCTTGCCTGCCACTTCGAGTCCTTTGACTGCGAGGCCGGCAAGGTGTTGTCCGATTTCGAAAAGGAAATTAATGACAGGACGACACTTGTCAATTAATTGGTCCATTACAGCTAAGAACCATTTCGAGACCTCTCGTACAAATTCAAGTTCTTCAAACTGGCCAAGCCATGCCAGTATCTGTTCTTGTACCTCCACTCTTGCCGGAGTGGGCCGACTCATCAACGTAAGGTCAGTTGATGAGACTTTTCTTTCTCCTTCCGTCCGGATCAAATCTAATGACATCCCATCAGCTATCACTGGGTCCAGGCCTAGCTCCTCTAGGGCCATGGTCACAGTGAAAGACTGTAGTGCGATAGATTCTAGATCCATTGATTCAGGTTGGATGGGCATATCATAGAATGCCCGTTTCAGATAAGGCTGATTTGAGTATCTGAAACAGTTGGCGATGTCATCACTCTTGTCTGATGAATCTTTGACTGTGGTCCAAGTATCTATTGAACAACCTTGACCCCGTGCCCTGTAAGGGTGGACGTGTCGATGGTTATACTTGGTAACAGACCAGTCATCAATGATGACATCATTGGCCAAAAGTTCTTGGCCAAGCCCGACCGGTGTGTCCAGATGGACATGAAAATGGTCAGGCCAAGACAAATGGTGTGGTAAACCAAGTGTCGTTGGGATTGAAATTCCGCCTGGTTGTTGGTAACAGTGCTTTGGGCTGATTAACCCTAGCCCTAACTTCCAGGCGGTTTTCCATGCAGTTATCAAATAACTGCGGTGATGGCCAACGATCAAAGTGTCGGTACCTGCTTCACAGCAAGTTGTATCTAGCACCATCCAATTGTTTGGAGGGTAATAGAAGGCACCGCCGAATTGACGTTCTTGTATGAGATCAAGGATGTTTAAAACCCCATACGCATCAGTTAACCGCTTTATTCGTGCCGGGTCACTGGAGAGTGGTCGAATGGTGTGAGCCATTGGCCCTTCTTGTTGATGACACACAGAAAGATCCTCATCTGGTTGATCGATGAGAGGAGGGATTGACTTTCCTTTGTCTAGTTCGGCAAAGATAAGGCCTAAATCCTCATAGATTTGTGTGTTATTCCGAAGCTTGCTGTAGAGTTCTGCCGTCAACAGTGCTTTACAGGTCAGGACCAACGTATACAGTGCGACCATACTGTATAAACAACCGGTTTGTAGAATGGCAGGAGAAAGGACTGTGACACAATTGTGTGCCCAACCGTATCCCCGGATCTCACCATACTCTACGGCTTTCCGGAGGCCAGCAAACGTCAATGGGGCGGGAATCATGATAGCATCAGATTCCAATTCCCATGTCCCAGGTTGTCTAGCCCTGATTGAAAAGGGCTTGTTCAACCATTGGGGGCCGGATTCCATGGCTCGTCCTTCATAACGAGTTCCATAGGAGTCGACGGCCGCCCAATGACCAAACGGGAAGGGCAACGTTGTTGTTTTTCCTACGCGTGGCACGTAAATCAATTTTCCCCCGTTTGCCATCAACAGTGACACTTCAGACCACAGCCTTTCGGCTATGATGCAAGAAGCACTGAGGAGGAATCCGATTGAACCTCGTGTCCACATGTAGAAGACAGGTGATAGCCACACCACCTTCATAACCCATTCTAGGACTTGTTTTCCTTCTAAGTTAAAATTTGCAAGGAAAAATTCTACAGTTGATGGGTAACTGAGAATAAAAGCTATCGGTAGTAACCAGTTATTCCCGATGAGTGAGCAGGTTACCAGTATTCTCACAATCCAACCGACTACACTTAACCAATTAAAGTGGTTCACCCAATGGTAAACACTTAGATACCACTTCAAATGGCTAGGTAAGTCAAGGTCAAATTTTGAGTTCAATAGAGAGGCCAATGGCACCCAACCCGGATTCTTATAATCCGAAGGTAAGGGTAGAGTGTGGAAATCTCTATCTAGAATCCGACGATGGGGGATGGGAATGGCGCCACAACTAATGGCTGTTTGCATTGTCCCAGCACCCCCCATGTTATGAATGATTTCGTATTCACGGAATGCGGATTCATGATCAGGATTTATGATCCGGGGGTAGTTCTTCCGGATATGTTCAGGAATGTTCATGTCTGTTCCTGAGCCAGCAACCCACCCGGCTGGTCTTCGGGTCATCCTAGGTGTTTTCTTTAAAAGTTCCGTTCGGCCATTACTAGATCTTGGCACGTTGCAACCTTTTAAGACTCCTACCCTAAGGTGAGGCCTGTTTGCTTTGGCAAGGAGCTGATATGCCCAGACTGAAAGCCAGTCAAGCATGTCATCTCCTTTTTCGACCCACGTCGGCTTAACCCAATCTGGACCTGAACCTAGTTCGATATTCCAGTTTGTTTCGCCGTTCACATAAGGAGCAATTGTTTGCTTGAACCCTTGTCTTATGAACGCGTTGGTTTCAATCCAACTGTGTGCATCCTTCCGAAGCTTACCGGCTTCTATTGAAGCAAGGTCATCGGCAGTCATGGTCCGGACATCATAAAGATGAACAGGGACTCCCAATGATGCGATGACCTTTGCCAAGAACTGCATGGGTACATGATCCCCACGTGTTCCGTGCATTGCCATACCCAGCATATGGTCAAATTTTCCCCTTTTTGGTATCATGTGGGGAGCCACGGGCACAGCAGCCGCGTGTTCGATTTTCCGTCTAACCTCGCCGTCAACGAGGCTAGCGAAGGTGTACCAAAACCCGACTAACGTAGTTAGAAGGGTAATGATGGTCCCAATTGTGGGAGTGAACCAGTCTGAAATAGGGCCCGGGTTGGGTTCTATCCCCTCTCTGAGCAAATCCCGCACCCAATCACTTTTGACGGGATTGAGATTAGTCAGTTCAGACATTAATGACTTGCGTCGAGACCATTCTGGAGAACCAACTATAGTTGCGTTGGTTAGTTCTGTCAGAGTGAATTGACGGCTGATTACCCAATTTATCAAGGGAACTAGGAATTGACGACAGTCAGGAGGACAACTCCCCAAGACTGCACCTAATTGTTCCTTGGCATCATGGAGTAATTTAGCTCCATCCGCTTGTGAATACTTCATTCTTAATTTGAGCATTCGCATGTCGGTCTCGAAGTCGGTCGTGCCCTCTCGCCTGTGACCTTTTTGCGCGAGTGGCACTTTTGGTGCAGACGGTGATTTGGACTGTTGAACGCTAGGTCTGCTCCAGCGTTTAACTTCATACTGGGTCACGTCGGGTTGATCAAAAGTGACAATTGAAAGCCAATGCTCAATGTCCCCCTGTTGTCGCTGCATTCCGCGAGCCCAATCAGCTTTCTGATGTGGGCTGAGTTTTGACCAGAATATAGCAACGCCACGGGGATTGAGTCGGAAGCCCCCATGTTGTTTCTGACTTTCCCAAAGTGGTTTGGTGGCGATCTTCAAATGAGTCAAGTTGGCCTCAAGCCAACCTGCACCATGTGGAGGGTTAATATCGCCAGGTGAACCCCAGATTTCTCCTCTACCCCGATGCCGATCCCATATCCAGTCCCCGGATGGAGTACATTTCACTAAATGACCCCAAAGTTTAACTGGGAGACCTTCCGTTCGACAACGGTTTATGTACCATTTCGTGTCCACCTCATCGGCGACAGACCTGTTAGCTTTACCAGGCTGTTGCGTAGAGGCGAGGAGAGGGACACGAGTATGGGCGATTATTTTCCAACCCAGGTCAACTTGCCATTGTTGACCTAAAAACCATCGCCTGTAAAAAGGGCTGCGATTGGCTTTGATTGGAATTGTTCCAAATTCAACCTTTCCTGATAGATTGTCACGGTCGGTGGTCATTCTTTCAAGAGCCTGTGTTACTTTTTGTAATTGTACATCTTGTTCAACACAGGAAGGGTGGACTCGGGTCCCTAATGCGGTGCTGAAGCCGACATGATGATTGAATGCTCTTATTGCACTTTTTGCAATTAAGAGCTCATTGTCGACTCGAAGACAGCTCGAATGAGGGTCAGGTTCTCCATCTTCACCCACAAAACCCTTTGTGTGGGTGAAGTCCCGGATGCCAGTGCGCAGCCGGTTGATGATTTGATCTTGGGTAGCCACTGCTTTATCTACTACCCGTTTCGCCTCCTGTGGGTCACACTTGATTGACCCAACCGAAAATCCCTGATAAAGCCTAAGCCTTGGCTTATGCTCGATAAAAGGGATGGGCAATGGAATGTTAAGCCCCATCTCATGCGACGCAGGAGATGGGGGAACCGAAGATTTCCATTCTTCAAGTTCTTTATTCAGTTCAGCAACCTCGTGCCTGAGCCGTTCAATTTCTCCCCGTTGATGGCTAAGCTGGATATCTTTACCCAGAAGTTTAGTCCTCAGAGAAGTGACGGTGTCAGTTGCAGAATCTGTTTTGGGTGAACCCACTGTCTTCAATAAGTTAAGTGGGCTCTCTGCCGCACACAGATACAGGTGTTCAAGAGCATCAGCACTACTGCCAAAGGTCTCGAAAACATGTAAATCATTCCCGACGGTCTCATAATCCCAATTGTTGGTCATGATCCAATTATCATATTGGAGGACATTCCAAAGTAAAGGTCTTGTTCCTAATACGGTGGCTAAGGCCTGTCGATATGAGCCGGGAAACATTTTGGTATAACAATACCCGTTGTCCATATCTTGTGCAAGATTAGGGCTGCGAGCAGTGCCAGCGGCTACCATGCTTTCCAATTGTTTAAAGAGAAGGTCTGCTTGTTCTCTCTTCTTCCGGTTTGTGCGTTCTGGAAGGATGTTGATTAATGGTTTTACGATCATATCATTTTGATCGGGTTTAATGGGCGTTTCCTTGCCCCCGACTAATT